ATCGTAAACTTTGGATGTGGTATGAACCATATTATTGTATGTTCTACGGTACGTCGATATTTCAATTTGAAACTGAGTTCAAGTGATGGCTGAAGTCAAATCGATCAGAAAAGCAACAACTCTTTTTGATGAAAATAGAGATGGTCCGCTTACAGATCAGGAATTGTATGATCTAAAACTTTATTCGTTTCAATTTCTATTAGATGATGGTGATACTGGTAGAATGGCTCTGTTATTGAACAAGCTGATCGATATGATTGAAGAACTGAAAAAGGATAAGTGATGACTGATGATCTGTTGACACGATTGCGTAGATGGCACGCTGCAAATCTTCCTGACGAAGATCAACCATACGATGCTACGGATATCAAAGACATGGTTCCTGAAGTGATTGATCGCATCGAAGATTTGGAAGCATCAATGAAACCAATTCTTGACAAATGTATCGAAGTCTGCTATGATACAGAAGACGATCAGGTTGACGAACACGGGCATATAACAGGTTATCTTGGATGGAAAGAAGCCTGTCTCAAGAAGTTTTATGAAAGATATAAAGATGACCAAAAAAACTTGGCTTGATGCTTGGGAGAAGGGACAAATCGCCAGCGAACAGGAATGGGTCGTTAGATGGGAAGACGGTAAAACACAGAGATACGTTCCCTATGACTCTTACGGTATGTCTTCGTTTCTTAGACAAGGAGCTGAAAAAGGCAAAGTGTATATCAATGATATACAAGTTGAAGTAATACCAACCGAATATGGTATTCGATGGAAGGAAGTTGAGTGATGAATCGTCGTGGTATTCTTGGTATGCTAGGTATGGGTGCTGTTGCTGGTCCTGCTGTAGTTAGTCAGCTCGGTTCGCAAGGATCCGTTCTTGCTATTCCTTCGACTGGCGGAGAGATATATAAAGATCAAGCGATTCCTTGGAATCCTGTCGAGCAACTTGCACAGGCACGAAAAGAATATGATATTATGACAAAAGACCCTGCTGCTTGGATTGAAGAGTATATTCAATTGGAGATGAGAGAATATCTTGATGGTTATGGATTTGCATACGATAGAATTCCAGCAGATATTCGCGCAATGAAATCTCTATCTGAGCAGACTAAAGTTCGTCTTCACTTTGAGCGCAAAGCAAGACGTAGATATGAGCATAATAAGGGTCATATCTGGGATAGAATACAAGAATACATAAAAATGGTGTAACATATGATCACAATATATACAAAACCAAATTGTCCTTGGTGTGTCAAGGCCAAAGAACTTATGAACTCTATCGGTGTCAAATATACCGAAAAGAAACTTGATGCTGACTACACTCGCGATGAATTGCGTAAACTTGTTCCAGAACATTTGCCATTGACAGTACCACAGATTTTCGTCTATAATAAGCTTATCGGTGGTTATGAGGACTTCAAGGAGTACGCCGAACTCCATAACATGATGGGACTGCAAGCATGAAAAAGTATACCATTGAGATTGATCATGATCTTCGCGACAAGATTTTGATTGATACACTTCAGGAAGATTATAAGATGATCCTTGAGTCCGTGCGAAGACTTGAAGCGAGAGCTGAACTTAAATCACATGAACAAGAGGATTTGAGGGCCGATAAGAAATATCTCAAGGCTCATAAGCGTGTGATCCGTTATCATATGGTAAAACAGGACTTTGATCAGTTTATTGCAGAGGTTGGTAAATGAGCATTGATAACGGAATATATGTCCTCCAGACTAAAGGTCCAGAATTCCGTGTGACTTATGCACACGGAATAGATTCCATCTACGGAACATTTGATCCAGAAACGATAAAATGGGCTGGAGACATGGATAAAATGATTGACTATTTTGGTCATTCTGTAGTATACTCCAATATAGATGATGCTATGGATGCGGCGGAAGAAATATCAAACAAACATCCGTATCTAGAAGACGGAATTTGTCTGATTGCAGACTTCAAGGAAAGAAAGTTCGGAGAACTGTAGCGATGGCTAAGAAAGTGGTAAAGGCTCGCGGTAAGTTTACAGACGAAAAGTACCTTGGTCCTGAACCCGATCTATCCGGTAAATATACCATGGTAGACCTTATAAAAGCCTACAATTGGTATAATTATTTTTATCAGGCAGACGAAGCTAAGGGCTTTGTTCTGTCTTATCTGCGTTCACAGAAGGCTAGTAAGACTATCCTCAAGAACCTTTCGCGAGTTGAAGGTCATAGACTGTTGAACATCGGTTGGAACTGCCGCATTCTTGAAAACGGCGGCAACTTGCCTGATGATATCCTCCAATCTATGTGGAAGAAGATCAAGGCTCTTTCTGATAATGTTTCTCCCGAAATTGTAGAAGATGAACCGCAACCTCAGAAGGTTGTTGTCTCTATTCAAGAGCGCATTGCAAACAAGACTTCTGAAATCATTGGCGAACTAGAAGGTGAGATTGACGAGTTTATCATGACTGGTAAATCGTCTTTTGATACTGCAAAATTCATGCGTGAAAATGATATTAAGCCGCAGATTGCACAGCGCATTGCGGATTATTATCGTCCTCTTTATGCTGAACTCTTTGATGCTGCACAAGGTAAAGATGCGCAGTTGAAAGAAGGCTATGCACACTGGAAGAAGATAAAGCTAAAGGCTTACACTGAATTTGTCAAAAGCCTGATTGCTGCTGCTGAGGCTCGTATCGTTGTTGTCAAGGCTGTTCGCAAGCCGCGCAAGAAGAAAGAAAAGCCTGCTGCTGTCATCGTGTCTAAGCTGAAATATCAGATTGAAGACACGGAACTGGATATCAAGAGCGTGAAGCCTACCGATATACTTACATCACAACAATTGTGGGCATTTAATACAAAGACGAGAATGCTTGCGGTCTATAACGCAATGGGTCCTGCTGGCTTGAATGTCAAGGGCAGCACACTCACGGGCTTTGATGAAAAGACTTCTATCGTGAAGAAACTTCGTAAGCCGCAAGAACAAGTCAAGGCTTTGATTGCTGCTGGTAAGGTCAATCTCCGCAAATATATGGATGGTATCAAGAGCGTTGCGAAGCCTGCTAATGGTCGCATAAATAATGATACCATTCTAGTAAGGATTATCAAATGAGTGATGAAAAGATCGTACAATTTCCAAAAAATAAAATCGTCCGTGAAGCACCAGTTGATATAGAAGTCCTAGAAAAAGCCAAAGAAAAAGGAATTCAAAACTTTGCTGATAATATCATGGAAGATATAGTTAGCTATATGATCGGTGATCTTGAAAACTATGGAATAGATGTTGAGTCCGATCAATTTATAAAAGATTTCAGTTTGACTGCCGATTCGTTGAGGGCAACAATTTATAGATCATTTGATCTAAATCATGGATTGCATGACTTCATAGATAACAACGTCAACATAGTTCCTAAAAAATACGAGAATGTTGACACCGAAGACTGAACACTATATAATAGTAGTTCAAGTGAGGAAATGTTATGATTTTGATTGACCTAAATCAGGTGCTTATTTCCAATCTCATGCAGCAGATTGGTTCTAATCCTAAAATTCAACTGGATGAAGACCTCATCCGTCACATGGTGCTCAATAGCCTTAGATCATATGCAAAGCAGTTTCGTTCCAAGTATGGTGAGATTGTTGTTGCTTGTGATTCCAAGAAGTATTGGCGCCGCGATATCTTCCCGTTCTACAAGGCCCATCGTAAAAAAGATCGTGAGAAGTCTGACTTTGACTGGCACACTATCTTTGAATGCCTGAATAAGATTCGTGAGGAACTCAAAGAGAATTTTCCCTACCGCGTTCTTGAAGTTGAAGGTGCTGAGGCTGATGATATCATTGCCGTTCTGACTGGTCGTTATGCACCTAGTCAAGAAATTCTCATTCTGTCATCTGACAAGGACTTCGTGCAATTGCAAAAATATCCTAGCGTAACACAATACAGTCCTATCTTGAAGCGTTTTGTCAAGACGGAAGATCCTGGCCAATATATCAAGGAACACATCATTCGCGGCGACAAGGGTGATGGCATTCCTAACTTCTTGTCTCCTGATAATACCTTCGTGGCTGGAGAAAGACAGAAAGTTCTAAATAGTAAGAAACTGGAACAGTGGATCAAACTTGATCCGTCTGACTTCTGCGTGACTGATAACATGATGCGGAACTACAGGCGCAATCAAATGCTGGTTGATCTTGACTTTGTTCCTGAGAATATCAAGACACAGATTGTTGATGCATACGATAATACAAAGCCTTGCAGTAGGCAGAAGATGTTCAATTACTTCATTGAGAAGAGATTAGAAGAATCTCATGGAAGTAATTGACGAATTTTGAGGGAAACATAATGAAGAATGTTTATGAAGTGTTTGAGGAACTGGAACTAGCAGAGGATGATTTTGAGCGAGTTGATATGCTTCGCCGAAATGAGAACTTCGCATTGCGCAGCGTATTGCAAGGTATCTTCAATCCTAATGTACAGTTCACTGTGGCAGAGAAACCAAAGTACAAGAGGTCAGATGCACCTCCTGGTCTTAGCTATTCTTCAATGCTACAAGAATTGGATCGAATTTATTTGTTTGAAGCAAATAATCCTAGAGTTAGCCCTAATCTGACAGAACAACGCAAGACACAAATTCTGATACAGATTTTGGAAACTCTAGAAGCAAAAGAAGCAGATGTGTTTATGAGTATGCTTCTGAAAAAGAATACAGTACCTGGGTTAACATATGAAGTGGTAAAGACAGCGTTTCCTGATTTGTTGCCATGATTATTGAGTGATCTACATTATGCTTCCAATGGGAGCAGTAGATGGCCAAAAAACACAAAAAGAGTGCATTGTCAAAATTGATGGAGAGCATTGATGACAATGCATATGAAACTAGAATTGAGGATGCAGAGAAGTGGTTTCGTATATTGAACACTGAATTGTTCAAAGGTAAACTCAGATCATTAGATGAGATAGACATTAGATGGCGTAGAGGTAATCACGCATATTATCACTACATATATGAGGCAGATCCAAAGAAACCAAAATACGAGTACACGAAATTATGCTTGAACAAAAGATACAAGAGCAAGAAGTTTTTTGTAGAAGTTCTAGCGCACGAATTAGTTCATCATTATCAATTCACACATGGTGAGCTAGTAAATCACGGACCATCATTTACATGCTGGAGTGATAGATTCAACAAGAAAGGCTTGAAGCTTTACAGGACATATGTGACAAATGAAGAATAGAAAAGTTGGTAACTACGACGATTTTACTGATCACTATGAAAGTTATGAAGAACGAAAAGGAAAAATAAAAAGAGTTTCCTCAGAACACAGACCAAGACGCCAAGTTCAAAACTGGCGCAAGGCATGGTCAGAACATACAGATGATTATGACGAACGCGATGAATTCTTCGGTAAGAATAAAAACAGCCGATAAGAATTTGATCTTATTCTAGGGTGCGACAACCTGTCACATAGACTTCCCTGGCTGGATCTGGTAATATCCTACCATAAGATTCAACCAGGAGAGTCCACATGTCCTTCAATGTTTCCACTTCCAGTTACAATTACGAGACAAAAGGTTACGATACCGTTATAAAAACCTACGGTGAGGGCACCACCCTTAGGACATGGATGGCTTCGGTCCAGATTATGTCCGACGTTTGGGAAACAGCTTGTCATGTTTCTTACTGGGATGAGGCTGAACAGCGGATCCGTACCCAGACCTGGGCTAAGGATGTCCGGATTGACGCGACGGATGAGGTCCTTGAGAAGGTCAAAAATTTCATTTACAATTGTGAAGTAAAGCGTCTCACGGAACTGGCGGAAGCTGAGGCGCAAAAGATGCATCTCGGATCGGTGGTTGAGGTAATCTCTGGTCGTAGTGGCAAGGGTACTCGCGGGAAGGTTGTAGTCGCAATTGAACGTCCGTATGG